TTCTGGTATAGGATCCTTTGTATTTTGCGGCTAAAGACTTCTTGATTGATGGTTTACGAAATACGCTTCGTGACATTTTTCCTCCCAATAGTAGCTTTTAACGTCGATCACGCTTGGACGTAAAATGTAAAAATTATATAGATTATTACCTGTTATAATTAAAGAAAATTGCTGTTTAGTGAGGTGATAGTGTTGTATTTTAATGAAAAAGAAAAATCAGTTATTTCTGAAGCATTGCAACTATTGTGGGATGAGAGAGACTTAGATTACTTATCCTTAGATGACAATGGAAAATACTGTGATTCTGACTATCCAGCTGATGCTGATTTAGCTAATACTATTAATCGCCTTTGGAGTTATTTTTAGAAAGAATACTTTGGGAGTAATAATCATTAAAAATATTTCTAATTCCGTCAAGTAGCGAATCACAAATGTTTTTTGAAGTATATCCTGTATTGTGATGATCTACTGAATTTCTAGCCATAAATAACATTTTGATATATGTTTCTTGACGTGGCTCAAGATTAATAGGTTCTTTTCTAAAAATATTTAGGTAATCTCTTAATGTTGGATCTTTGCCCAGTCTTTTTAGTAATGGATATCCATTTTTATTATAGTTAATAATCACTTTTTCCATTAAATGCTCCAAGCAACTTCCTAATCCAGCAGCGCAAAGAAACCATTTTTCATGCTCATAAGCAAAAAGACATTGATTAAATTCGTCATTGAACTGGTTATCATCTAGTGTCTTTAGCATTTCGTCAAAATGATAACGATCTACGAATAGTTTTTTCCCTAATGTTGGAAATGGTTCTATGTAGTTACTTTTCTTTAAATCATTTAATGAAGATCTATATTCAGTATCCACCCATTTTTTTATCCAAGGATTTTTAATGTTTTCTCGTGAATATTCTTTCGTAAAATCAAAGAATGTGTAGAAAATCGATGGATTATAAATATTTACAGTAAATTCTTTTTTTAAGATCTTTTGAGAAATTAACCATGATATTCTAGCTTTTGGTTCTGAATCATGTATATTTCCAAAAGTAAAATTATTAGTTTCATTTACCAAATTAGCATAAAAAATTTTGTTATCTTCTTTAGAGGGAATAGCAAACAAAATAGAAGTTTTGGATGATGAAGAATTATTGTCAGAGAAAACATCTAAAATATAAATAAAAACTTTCTTCTTTTCTGACCAAATAAATCGTGACAATTCTTTCTCTTTTGCCTCATAATAATTTGTGACTCTTTCGTTATATGCTTGGTGTAACGCTTTGAGAAATTTGTTTACTTGGGGATCATCCGTCATATCAACAAATATAGTTTTATTTTCCTTATCTTCCAATTTACGTCAGTCCTTTCTTCGGAGAGGGCTTTTTTAATTTGATCCTCTTATTCATGTTTTCCAAACAGCTTTCTAAATACACGCTGCGATTCGCAGACGGCCCATTTTTCGGAACGCATGGTCTTTACGCTGCGGGCGTTCGACAAATTGCAGTAATCGTAGCTGTAGTGAACGACTTCATGCAGGGAAGTCTTGATCCAGTCATCGTTGCTCTGATTGCAGTTGATATAGACGTCAGTTCTTCGATATGGCCGTGATAGTGTGGGCTTGGGACATCAATAAACCAGAACCGCAGCTCAGGGTATAAATCCTCAATAATCTCCAAGTCAGACATGGTAGGGCACCTAGATACGCCGGCGGAATTTTTTGGCAGCCTGAACCATTTCGATGATTGCTTGGCGTTCTTCATCGCTAATGTCTGGATCGATAGAGTAAGCAATCAGTTTCTGATTTCTGGTCAGAGGCTTTTCATCGTCTTCCTTAGGGTCGCGGCCAAGTAAGTAATCAGTGGAGACGTTGAAAAGTTTTGCTAATTTTGTCGTTGTCTCTAGATCTGGTTCACGGCGTCCATACTCATAGTTAGCATATGTCTGCATGTTTTTTAGTCCAAGATGGTTTGCAACGTATGTTTTGCTCCATCCCCGAGCCTCACGCAAACTTATTAAGCGTTCGCTGAATGCTGTCATAATAAGCGTTCCTCCTAATAATTAAGCAGTATCTACCAATCCAATAATACAACCGTTAAACATAAAAAAACATTTTTTGATCAAAAAGTTTAACAAAAGTGTTGACTTAAACGGAACGTAGGACTATTATAATAATCGTTGGGTTGAACGAATTGTTTAACTTAGTGGAAAGGAGGCTTAAAGAATTGCCCGAAGTAATAAAGGACGACGCCTATAAGGTACTCCGCTCAACTATTGAAAGCAGAGGACTTAAACAGAACTATGTCGCAAAGAGAATCGGCATCACACCGAACTACTTAGCGTCAATTCTAAATGGCCGTCGTCGCTTAAATGCAAATATTGCGATCAGAGCTAGCCAAGTACTAGAGATACCATTGGATATTTTTTTACGCAAAAATTAAACGTTATGTTTAAAAAGGAGCGAATAGGAATGCAAAACGAAATCTTAATCAAGCAGATCGACAATCAAGACGTTTTGGATAGTCGCGACGTTGCCAAGATGGTTGGCAAAAGTCACGCACACCTAATGCGTGATATTTACCGGTATATCAACGATATGGAGATGGATCCAAAATTGGATTCATCTAAATTCTTCATCGAATCAAGCTATGTAGATAGTATGCATCGCGAAAAACCTTGCTACCTGCTCACCAAACAAGGATGCGAGTTCGTTGCCAATAAGCTGTCAGGTCGCAAAGGGACGATTTTCACCGCAACGTATGTAAGTTTGTTCAATGAGTACGAAGCAGAGCACAACGGTAAGACAGTCGCAATTGATAGTAACCTGGAGCATGAAAAACTCGCGTACAAGCGAGAATGGCTGATTGAAATGCGCAAGCAGAACGTCAACAAGGCACACGAGCTGCGCAATCAAGACGTCAAGCTGTATCTGGAGCTTGGCAAAGTTGCTGACGATTACCAGCGACCACGTATGGCCACCGACTTCCGCAACGAAGCAATTCGCGCCATGTCGGCACTGCCGGTAGGTGCACGCCGAGAGTATTCGGCAACCGAGATTGGCAACATCATTGGCGTGTCGCCGATTGCGATTGGCAAATGGGCCAACAAGCTAGGGGTTAAGCGTGATGCCGATATGAGCTACCGCGATCACGATGGAGCTTGGCGATACTTTCCTGAAGCACTGAAAGTGTTCCAGGACAACGCACTGGAGATTCAGGACGACGACTTAGGACTGTAGGAGATGCAATATGAAGAAAGGATTACGAGCATTTCGGCATTTAGAAAGCACATACTGCCAGAAGCCAAAGCAATGCAGTCAGATGAAACAAATTGGATTCAAAAAAGACCAGCCTGCAAAGAAGCAAGCTGGCCGGTAAAAGACTACTTCTCAGTTCTTACACCTTTGAACTTAGTTCCGTCTTGTTTGACATTTAAAAACCTGCCAGTTTTCGTATCGCGCTTAACGTAACGATTGGTCTTGGTGTTTAGAACCTGAGAACGTCCACGAACCATACCCTTTCGAGCATTGTTTTTTGGAGGGTTAGTAGCCATATAGTCACCTCCTTTCATCAGGAGATGACTTAAGTATACAACCAGGAAGAAGGGAGTATAGATGAATCAAGAAACCAAAAAAGAGCTAGAGAAAATCGCACGACAGCTTGAAGAACAAGCTGCTGTGGATTTATCTCTAGCCAATGCGTTGCGAACAATAAAGTAATGTTTGAAGGAAGTGATTGTCTTGATGGCATGGATACTATTTTCCCAATTAGTAACTTTAGTGAGTCTACTAATTACGCTGTATTTCAATCTAAAAAAATGACTTTTTTATGGCTTATTAACGATGTTCGTTTTGAGAAAACAATACTGATTTTCTTAATTATTTCATTGTTAGTAACTAGATAGCCGTACCTAACAGATTGATGACCAATTAATATTTCAGGATGAGCAAATGGAACGAACATAGATGTATCAGAGGATGTTCTTAAGACACCAGTGCTGCTTTCAACAACTAAGCTTTTGATTTTAGTAGAGATATCACCGTTATTTGTTATTTCGATTCTCAAAAATTTATTGTTGCCATTAGTACTGATGGAATGGTTGATATCTATATCAAGAATAGAAGACCAAACTGTAATAGTTACATTTATTACTGCTATTAACGCAGAAATAATAGAACATACTAGAGTTGCTATAGCCATACTGTCACCTCCTTTCGTTGGGAGATGAACTAATTGTAACAGAAAGGAGAAATGCACAATGGAGTATGTTATCGAAAACTATGATGCCAGTGGGCGTCGTATTGATGACCTCGAAAAAGTAAAACTACCTCCAGACATGGAGCAGCTGATTATTAATATCTTGTTGTCAAATCAGAAAGGAGATGAAGTTAGCTAATGGAATTTGACATTTTTTCGCCGGTGATTGGCGGTTTGATTCTGCTGGTGATGGTTATTGATCATTCGCTGTTATGTCAGCGAATCGATAAGTTGGAACGGGAGGTGAGACTATGGGAACGCTCCGGGCGTTAGTCTGGTCAGCTCTCAGTGCAGGATTTGTCTACCTATACATGACTGACCACTTCATCAAAGCAAACTGGTTCGCGGTTATCTGGATCGTATTGTTTGCAATACAAAGCACTGTTTCAAGCATCAAAAAAAGCACTACTCGCCAGTAGTGCCGAAAACAAATAAATGAACAGGAGTGATTATAGCATGAATGAAACTTTAGAACAAAAAACTTTGCATACTGATTGGATTATTGATGGATTGTCGGTTGGCTATCTGAATAATAACCCAGAATACGCCGGCTGGCTGTTCAACGAACAGGACAAGCTGAAGGCGATTAACAGCAACGTTGGTTTGATTTTTGAACCAGGAATTAGTTTTGGTTCATGGCCAAAGTGATTCCGTCCCCTTTTAGCGAGGATCATTTCATATCACATCAAATCGACAACGGGCCAGACAAGATGCAGGGGTTTCCGTCCCTTTTAACGAAGAAAATATTTTATATAGGCATTATACATCAAAAACTGAAAAGAGGTACAAGCAATGGAAGTACAAGATGGGCGTATTCAGAACGAAGCAGAGCTGCATAAGAAACTGTACCGGCTTCGCAAACTGAAAGAAGAACAAAAGCGGGCTGATGAACAACGCGAGCGTGAGCTTGCGGATACAGCTGCTTGGTATCAGCCGGAAACTGATCGGCGTAGTACGGAGATTGCGGATGTTGAAGCGCTGATTAGCGATTTCTACATGCGTCAGTATGAAGAGAACCCTTACTACAAGTTTAAGAGCCGAAACGGGACCGTTTCTAAGCGCACTAGCAATCACTACGATCACAACGACAAGCAACTGGTTGATCTGGTCGACGATAAATTCGTTAAGACAACTAAGAAACTTGATTGGGCTAAATATAAGGCCACCCTGACGGTGCTTGATGATGGTCGTTGCGTTGATGAGAATGGCGAACTAGTGCCCGTGACGGTTCAGCAGCAAGTCAAAGTGATGATTAAGACGACAGGAGAAAAGTAATGAAATTCTATGAAGCTGGTAAGATTCCGCCTACACCGCATATGTACTTCATCTACGGTGACGGTGGGACCGGTAAGACAAGCTTGTTTAAAGAGTTTGAAGGTAAGAAGTTGCTATTCAGTTTCGACCTGTCAACCAACGTGCTGATTGGTGATGAATCAATCGACGTTTTTAAGCTAGAAGAATGCGACATGCCGATCATGCAGCAAGAACTGGGTAATCTGCTTAGCCGGGCAATCAGCTCAGGACGCTATCAGGCAATCTGCTTGGACAACGTTACCGCACTGCAAAACATGATTCTTGAAAATATTGATGGTGCATCAAAAGACAATCGCCAAAATTACCAAAAACTGCAACTATGGTTCCGCCAATTGGGAACATATCTCCGTGACTGTGGATTAACGGTATACGCCACAGCTCACCAGATTGACAACGGGCCGGATAAGATGCAGGGACGATTCTCTGCTGACATGAACGAGAAGACGTTCAACGCCTTCACGTCAATGTTTGACGTAGTCGGTCGGATTTACATCAAAGACGGTGAACGCCTTATTGATCTGGATCCGGAACAAGGCAACCATGCTAAAAATCGAATTGATGACCGCACGCTGATTAAAGCTAACGAATTGATTAAGAAAGAAGAGGACTAAGACATGCCTTTATTTACAACTGATTCAAACAATATATTTGGTAAGACGCTGAAAGAAGCGGGGACGTACAACGTACGTGTTGCCAGCGCAGTAGCCAAGAACAGCCAAAGTAGCGGCAAACCAATGGTTGAATTTAATTACGAAGTCTTGGACGGTGAATATGCCGGTGCGCCAATTCGTTACGATTACGCAGTTTGGAATGACGACACGCCAGAGCATTTTGAAATGTCAGTGCGGCGCTTTAATACGATCATGATTGCATCTGACATTCCTAGCGGTAAGGCAGTTGAGAATGTGCCACAAATTGCCGGCGTCATGCTTAATCGTAAGCTTGCCGTTACCGTTGACTGGGAGCAAGCACAAAACGGTAATTGGTATCTACGGGTTAAAGGCTATCAGAAGCTTTTACAAGATGGTAGCCAACCTAATGGCGTAACTCGTCCAGAAACGGCCCAAGATTCACACCAGAGCAACTTTAGTGGGAACAATGGTCAACGATCCACAAACCGCTCAAACGCTTCGTACGGTGCAAATAACGGCTTTACTAGCCAGACCAATTTTAACGCGGCAATGCCAACTAATGGTCAGGCATCAGCAGACAAAGAATTGCCGTTCTAATGCAAAGCGGTAAGGCATACTGGCGGGAGGGATTGGGTTGGATTATACAGCCAGACGTGCCAATGAATCTTGAACGCGTTGCAACGATTAATGATGGCAACCTTGATGGCGTACCGATTGAGTTTGATCTGCCTGACCCACGTAGGGCTAGACCAAGGCAACGACGCTTGTTCTTCGCGCTGCTCGGTGACATTCACCGCTGGTCCGGTGAGCCGGTCGAATGGCTTAAAGAGTACTTCTATACGATGTACACGGTCAAAACGGCCGGCAAAGAGATCAGCTTAGCTGATAACACGAAGAGCACGGTTAGCGACGCGGTTGAACTGATTGATCAGGTAATCGACTTCATCTTTGAATGGTCGGTGCCGCTTAACGATTCTTACATGTTACTGCCACGTGATGAAGAGCATTTCCAATTTGAGTGCATCAAGTATCGCAGGTGCCTGATCTGCGGTCAGCATGCTGATATTAACCACGTCGACGAAGTCGGCATGGGACGCAATCGAGAAAAGTTAGATCACACGAAGGCCAGGCTGTCAGCATTATGCCGGGAACATCATCAAGAATGGCATCAAATAGGCAACATAGCTTTCTGCAACAAGTACCGTTTAACGAATCTAGGTGTGAAAGTTAATGCTGAGACGCTTCGAAAGATTGGTGTAAAGGGGGATTATGACAATGACACGAATCATCAAGAAATACGCTAATAAATTTACAGTTGTTAGCAATAATGTAATTCGAGACGATAGGCTGAGCTGGAAAGCGAGAGGCATCTTTGCTTACCTTTGGTCAATGCCTGATGATTGGAGCTTTTACGAAACAGAGGTCTCCAAGCACGCTCCGGATGGACGAAATTCATTGCGCACAGGATTAGCAGAGCTTGAGAAGCTTAGATATTTAACGCGAAAGCGTGAAAGAGTTGGCGGCAAACTAAGTGGTTCTGTTTGGGTTTTAACTGACAGCCCAGCACCTAAGTTCGAAAATCAAACACCTATGTCTGAAAATCATACACAGGATTCACCTATGTACGAAAATCATACACAGGAAAATCAGACACTACTAAATAACTACCTTACTAAGGACTTAAGTAACAAAGTACGTACAAACAAACAGGCTAACGCCGTCTCAGCTGACGCTGATTTGTCTGAGTCCTTCAACAAGCTTTGGAATCTCTATCCAAAGAAGCAGGGAAAGAAAGATGCCTTTCGGCACTATAAAGCTTGGCGGAAGAAGTCCAAAGACAATACTGATGATTATCTGCTGCGGAAGCTGAATGAATATAAAGCATACCTGACGGCTAATCAATGGCTGCATCCAATGAACGGCTCAACGTGGTTCAATGGTCGCTTTGATGATGACTATTCGACTGCTAACAGCCAAGGATATCAGCCACTGCAACAGCCACAAGGTGATGGCGGGTTTGCGCAGAAGCTGGTTGATGGTAAATGGACTCAAAATGAAATTAATGTAGCTGTTAAAGGGATTAAGAACCTTAGCCCGCAACAGAAGGCTTACTATGTTCAGCCTATCGATCAAGAAGGCAATACACGATATCGGCTTGATTATCTGGCAGGAAAGGCAATTCCAATTAGTGATGCACTTGATCGACTGTAGAAAGGAGCAGGAGCTATGGCGATGCATAGCGTAGCTGAAATGGCAGCGTCCATCTCAGCGAACCTTAAAAGAATTGCACAAGAAAAAGGCCAGCCGTTGCCGGTTGACCTTGATAATAAAGATGAAGTTAAGGCCTATATGAAGGCCAATAATGATAAGCACGTTGGCGAGTGGAATCAACGGCTTAAGCGTCAGAAATTCGACCATGTCTATAAGCAAAGTCTTTGGTCAGGTCGAACTCCGATCGCCTTTAATTTTAGCAGTTGGGACTCGTCCAAGCAAATCAGTAAGCAAAATGCCGAGCAGCTAAAGCAAAAAGCCCAACAGCTGGCTCAGCAAATGCTGACGCCTGATGGCAAGCCGTTTAATGTCATGTTAGAAGGCTTGCCGGGAACGGGGAAAACAAGCTTAGCAATCGCCATGATTGATTATGTTAGGCATCACGGTTACCGGTGGGGCTACATTAAGCACCCAGACGGTGCTGAAAAGTACAAGCGCTATGTTGACGTGTTCTTCCTGGCGACTGATGAAATGCTCGAGCTTGTCTATCACTCAATGGATGGCGACGGTCAAGCACGCAATCAGCTTCAACAGGTGGTCAAATTCGCTAAAACGGCTGATGTGTTGGTACTTGATGACTTTGGCACTGAGGGTGGTATGAAAGGCACGATTCGACCGGTGCACAAGACTATGCAGGAGCTGATGTATGACATCAATAATGCGCGGTTTGGCAAGAAATACACGATTATCACGACCAACAATACCGTTGAGGAATTGCGGGCAATGTACAACGTTAAACTGATTAGCCGGCTGATTCCTACTAACGGGGAACATACCTTGAACTTCAACGGTTTGACGGACGTACGATCAAAAATGCTATAGGAGGAAACGAAGTGCTGAAAGTAACGAAAGACAAAATGCTGCTAGACACCGAGCAGAGTTGCGCTTGGTGTGATGGCACTGGATACCTAGACGCAATCGAGCGCAAGTGCCCGTTTTGCGGTGGTGATGGCCTACTGCGTATTGACCCGGCAATCGTACAAGTGATGAAAAGTTCCGGGCATTGGGACAGAAACAACGAAGTAGACGCAAGTTTAATGCACGATATGGGGGTATAGAGTTGAAAGTTTTAGCAAAGTTGTTCTATGCGCTGATGGTCGTTTCAATGGTATCAATTGGCGTTGGATTCGTTATTGCGTTTTGGTTTAACGGCTTAATCGGCTTAAAAGTTATCGCGACTAGTTTTGCTAGCATGTCAATTTGCATGTTGGTAGCTTTCTCATTAGATGTTTACCAATGATCAAGTTGATCTTGCCGATTGAACCGGTAGCACAAGCAGATCAACAAGTGGATTGCCAAGCATCCCGACTACATCATCGTGGATATCAAGCTGCAGTCAAACGTAGTTAACGACATTGACAGCTACTGCGTAGTTCGCGATGAGTTGATCATCTATCGGGAGTACGAAAATGTGTGAGTTTTGCGAGCAGGCAACCTAACTGTATTAAATTACCTAATGTGTAAGTATCCATTAAGTAATGATTAAATCGTTTTAAATCTATCAAGGAGTAATTCTATGAATGTGTTAGAAGTTATTATCATTGTAGGATCAATTATTGGCAGTGCACTGTTTTTTGGCGGTATATTGTGGGCAATTTTTATTAGTATCCCAACTGGATTTAATCTGGTCGGTTATGGCTCAGCGGTAGTCATCATAACAGTGCTGACTGCGCTTATTTATTATATATGGGAGGTGTATCATGATAATAAGGTATGACGTATGCTGTGATATTCCATTGTAAACGTAACGAGAAAAAGGTGAAAGAAAATGACAAGCTATATTACACCAAGATTGTTGCAGGCAATCAACAGCCTCGAAAAACGCTACCCTGAAGCATTTAAAGTCCGCTATGGGAAAGACTATCAGCTTGAGCGTTGGATTCCGGTGGATGATCCGGATATGCGTGTCCGTAATCAATTTCTTGCTCAAATTAAGATAGGCGATCAACGCAAGAAACAGAATTATACTGTAATGCATCGAGTTTTGGATTGTTACAATCGTTATATGACAACATCAGAAGCAGCTAAGTATCTAAACATGGATTTTTCGGACGTTAAGTATATTACCGATACAAATCCTCGTCTACGGGAGACGTACGCGAAAAAACAACACGACTTCAAACAAATCGTTGTATATGACCGTATTAATTGTAGTTATCAGGTCTACCGTGACCAGTATCAAGCGTCAATTAAACTTGGCTTTCAGCGATCATCTGACCTAACGTATTATATCAAGCAACGGCACTATCCTTATTTTATTAAAGGACGTTACAAAGCTAAACGGAAGGTATGGTTTGACGAAGACAATGGTATGTAGATTACCAGCAAATTTTAAATAAAAAGTCGCACCACGATGGCACGATCATCAAATGAATTAAATTAACCTTATAAATTATAACAGAGGAGCGTGGCATTGTGGTACAGCAGCAAGTAATAGATAATAACGAGTTTCACCCTATTGACCGAGAAGCAACAGTACAGGCAGTCAAATCATTTTTTAGCGATCGAGAATGCTACGATGGTTATAATTATCAAGAGCTGAAAAGGATGTCTGGAGCTTGGGGAGAATTGAAATCCCCATCATTAAATACGTTAGGTGGTTTAGCAAGCGGAACAAACAATACGGTTGAATGGCGATTTATTAAACATACAGAATGCTCAAGAGCTATCCAAGCGGTTGAATATGCAATCCACGGCTGTGATCGTGTGAGTCGTGAAATTTTAATGAAACGCTATATTGAGCAAAGACCAGTTAAGATCGTTAGAGACATTCTTCAGATTGCAGGCAATGCTACTTGGCATAGGCTTGATCAACGTGCTTGTTGCCAATTCGCAGAATGTATGGAAGCGGCTGCCATCTTGTATAGAACGGATCAAAGATTGTTTCCTCAGTTACAATTTTATTTATAAAATCATTTCGATATGTGTTTGCAAATCAGCACAAAAGCAAGTATATTAAAGACGTACCAGAAGGTACTAACACTTTGCATAGTGAGTGACTGCTAGTCATACTGTATAACGTTTTGACCGTTCATTTGTTATCTATGACAAAGTCCGCTAGGGCACGGCGAGGTACGTTTATCATAGAAAAAACTTCCACATGCCTATTTCGTGAATTGAATTTAGTAGGTTAGGTTTCCAATAGAATGTCAATTGGATAATATTTTTTGTAGCTGTATACTGCGACTAGTAGGTTAGTTCAGATCTAATGCACAGTGTTATAAAGAGGCTGGGAAACCATGCCTCTTTATTTTTTTAGCAGAAGTTAAAATCAAACTAGGCGATTTTTAGGATAAAATTAGGATGTAACTAGGAGCAGTTTCGTGTAATAATAGTATCGTGATATAAAACTCACTGATGCGCCGATCGGGATAACTGCCGAATGCCTATTTATCAAGATAACTTGATTGATTCAAGTTAGAAAACACCTCAAAAGTTATATTAAGCTTTGATCGTAGCAGTTTTGCAGGTTCGACTCCTGCACGGTGCATACTCGCCACACAGCGAGAGAAAGGTCCCAGGCGGGCTTGCTGTACTTATGGACCGACAACCACCACAGCATGCAAAAAAGGGTGCGAGTCCCTTACCTTTCTTTGCCAGAGATGGCATAAATTTTACAAACTGTATAATTTTGCATTATCCTGTTGGCTTGGTGCTTTCCTTATCAATGCCAACGGGCTATGCATCCTTAGCTCAATGGGTAGAGCGTTCGGCTGTTAACCGAAATGTTACAGGTTCGAGCCCTGTAGGATGGGTTGCCAGTGGTCGGCAAAGTGCTCATAAGTTGTTTCAGGCACTTACTTCAAATATGTTTGCACTTGAAGCGCAGCTTAGGCTGGGCTTTTTATTTTGCTGAAAAATAATTGGAAAGGCGGTGTGGTGATATGCCATGACTAAGAAGCAAGATCGAACAATAAATGACCCTTTTGCAAGCTTGAATAAGAACCAGCAAACCCTTATTACGCTTGACTTTGAAGGAAATCATAGCAATAAAGAAATTGCTCCATTGATCGGTTTGAAAAATGAAACTACAGTGTCACATTGGCGGAAGAAGCCATGGTATGAACCAGCCTTTAATGCTTATGCTGTTAAGGCGATCAAAGGTAAATATAAAAGCCTAGCTTTGCGAACGTTAATTGATTTGCTTGATGCAAAGTCGGAAATGGTTAGATTTCAAGCAGCTACTGCAGTCTTAAAAATGTCTGGTGTCTTGTCTGATAATAGTACGCCTGAACTTGATAAGGCTAAGATACGAAAAGCAAATGCTGAAGCTGATATGGCTGAATTAAAAGTCAATGTATTAAAGAATGGTGATAATGATGATGGGGTAACGATTAACTTCATTCGGACTAAGCGTAAGGAGGAAGAAGATCATGGAGAAGCAACTTAACGTGAATATTGATTCAATGATCTGTCCTCATTTTGATGAAGTGTTGTATAGTCCTGCGCTTAATAAGGTTTTAAAAGGCGGACGTGGTTCGACTAAGTCATCAGTGATCAGCATTCAATTAGTGATGGACTTCTTACAAGATAGTCAGGCTAACGTATTGGTCATGCGCAAAGTTGCTAATACGTTAGAATTATCGGTTTATGAGCAGATTAAATGGGCAATTTATATGTTGCATGTTGATCGCTTGTTTGAATTTAAGAAGTCGCCATATCGTATCGTCGATAAGCGTAACGGAACAGCGTTTTACTTTAGCGGCGTTGATGATCCACAGAAGTTGAAATCCATGATTATTGCTAAGGGGTATGTTCGTTGGCTGTGGTTTGAAGAATTAGCTGAGTTCGATTCATGGAAAGAAGTCGATATGGTCCGTGCTTCATTTACACGAAAGCCATTGCCGCCTGGTTGTCACGTAGTGACATACTATTCGTATAATCCGCCTAAGAATCCTTATGATTGGATTAATGAGTGGGTAACTCAGCGAGAACAATTGCCTGGCTGGTATGTTGATCATTCGACTTATCTAGACGTGACGTTGCCAAATATCCTTTCGCAGGATTATCTAGATGAAATTAATACCGTCAAGGGCAATGACAATGACTATTATCGCTGGATGTATCTTGGCGAAGTTGTAGGACTTGGAACCAACGTTTACAACATGGACTTGTTCAAGCCGCTTGGTAAGTTGCCTGACGACGACTACATCACTAACGTTTTCTATTCAGTGGACACTGGCCACGAAGTTTCGGCAACTACTTGTGGTGCTTACGGCTGGACTAAGAAACATAATGTTATCCTGTTGGACACGTATTACTACAGTCCACAAGGTAAAACTCATAAGAAGCCGCCTAGTGAACTAGCGAGAGACTTAAAACAGTTTGTCGATAAAGTCGGAAAATGGATTGGCAAGAAGCCGACTAACATGACGATTGATTCGGCCGAAGGGGCCTTAGATAACCAATACTACAATGACTTTGGTATTCATTGGCATAAGGTAAAAAAACTAAAAAAAGTGGATATGATCGACCGGGTGCAGGATTTACTAGCACAAGGTCGTTTTTATTATCTGAAACGGCCAGAGAACGAGATCTTCATTGCTGAGCATCAGAAGTATCAGTGGGACGAGAATACATTGCAAAGCGACGATCCTAAAGTCGTCAAGGTTGATGATCATTGTTGCGATATGTTGCAGTATTTTGTCCGGGATAATGAACGGTTGTTAGGGTTGAAGTGGTAGGAGGTGAGGTTATGAGCTTCTTAACGCGATTACAAAATCTTTTTCGTAAAGGAGGTGCTAAGCTCGGTATGGTAAAAAGTTTAGTTAAGATCACTGATGACGATCGGGTGGCTATTGGTCAGAGTGAGTATGATCGAATTCAGTTAGCAAAGTCATACTATCGTGATGATCTGCCGAATATCTGGTTTCGAAATTCTTATGGCGAACGACGGCAACGGCCGTTAAGTACGTTAAACGTTACTAAATTAGCTTCAAAGCGTTTGGCCTCAATTATTTTCAATGAGCAGTGTGAGATCTCTTTAGAGAATCCAGAGCTTGATAAATTCATGAAGCAGATTATTGATGATAACCACTTTAATCTGCAGTTTGAACAGTATTTGGAAACTGGAATTGCTTTGGGCGGTTTAGCAGCTCGACCATATGTAGATGATCAGAACAATATTAGAATCGCTTGGGCCAACGCTGATCAATTCTATCCGCTGCGAACCAATACAGACAACATTAGTGAATGTGCCTTTGCTTCTCGATCAACACGAATTGAGAATAAGCAGACTATTTACTATACGCTACTAGAGTTTCATCAGTGGGACGGACCAGATAAATATATTGTCACTAACGAACTATATCGTTCGACGCAGAGACAAGTAATTGGTGATCAAGTGCCTTTGGCCACGCTCTATCCAGAAATGGAAGAGCGGGTTGAATTTAATAGCGTTATTAAAAAGCCGCTGTTTGCTTACTTCAAAACCCCAGGAGCTAATAACCGTGATTTGGATAGTCCATTAGGAATTGGTGTTGTTGATAATTCTCGTAACGTAATTGACGCAATCAATTACACTCATGATGCTTTCGTTCATGAAGTTAAAATGGGGAAGCGGCGAATTGCAGTGCCAGCCGAAATGCTGCGCCCAGGGGCGCCATACGGTAATAACGAGCTTGATGAGGCACATCCGCGAGTGTTTGACTCTGATATGGACGTTTACGAACAGTTCTATGGAACTGACGATCTGAAAATTACAGATCTAACTAGCGATATTCGTTCAGAGCAGTATAAATCGGCAATTGATTACTTCTTACGTGAATTTGAAGAACAGACTGGTTTTAGTGCCGGCACATTTTCATTTGACGGTCAAGGCGTTAAAACTGCTACTGAGGTTGTCAGTGAAAACAGTACTACCTATCAAACGCGTTCAAGTTATCTAACTCAGGTTGAACTTTTTTTGAATCAGCTGGTAACTGCGATCTTAGAAGTTGCAAGTACACCGGAATTCTTTAGTGATGGTCAAGCTCATATTAAATTTAATGCTGATGACGATCTAAAGTTGTCCGTCCATTTTGATGATGGCGTTTTTGTTGATAAGGATAAGCAGCGTACTGATGAGTTAGCGCTTGTATCTGCGGGTGTAATGCCGAAAAAAGAATATCTAATTCGCAATTTTGGTTTGAGTGAACAGGAAGCAGATCAGTGGGTAGCTGAAGTATTGAACGAACAGCCTTCGTTTAATTCGAATGCTTATGAAAGCAGTACTGATCTAGATGGCGATACTGATGTTGAGGCTGATTAATCATGGGAGTACGAGAACGATTTGAGCAAAGCGGCCAAAAGATTATTGATGCTTATTCAACACTACAGGAACAGATCTTTGAAGTTATTATTAACACCCTCAAAGAGAGTGATTATAAGCACGTTGATAAAGAAGATGTAGTATTGTGGCAAGCAGAACAATTACAAAAGCTTGGTCGCTTAAATCTGCAAGCGATCAAATTAATGGCTGAAACTGATGGCTTATCACAGACTGCGATCGAGGATTTGATTAAGTTTCATGGTCTGCAGATTAAGCAAGAGATTGATAGCAAACTACAGCATGTAACCGGTTCGCCAATTCCATCCAGTGAAGAAACTGAATTGTTGATCAAAGGAATTGTTGATCAAACATGGAATGATTTGCAGAATAACGTTAATGAAACACTGATTACGCGTAATTATGGTAATTCAGCCATTACGCAAACCTATCGGCGTATTTTGACAGAATCGACTGCTGCAACAGTCTCAGGGTTAATGACCCATGAAGATGCAGTTAATTTAGCAATTCAACGCGCAGTTGATCGTGGCTTGCCAACTAAGTTGATTGATAAAGCTGGGCATAATTGGAGCCTTGAAGGTTATGTTAGGATGGTAATTAATACAACTGTAAATCGGACTTACAATGAGATTCGTTTGCAACGTATGAAAGACTTTGGCATGCATCTAGCACTGATGAGCAGTCATCCAGACAGTCGGCCGGCATGCGCGGACATTCAAGGACACGTGGTGAACTTAGTGCCGCCAGAAAGTCCTGATTTTAATCCACACTATGATTCAATTTATAATCATGGCTATGGTGAACCATCAGGAACCCAAGGCATCAACTGTCGGCATATTCTCTTTCCATATGTGCCTGGCGTGAACGAAAATCATCAGCCGCAGTATGATCCGAAAGAAGCGATTAAAAATGGAAAACTGGTACAACAACAGCGAGCAAGAGAACGAGCCATTAGGGACGCCAAACGGCGTTTAAAAGCTGCAGAAAAGCTTGGTGATGAGAATAAGATCAATCAAGCTAAAACGTTAATACGGGCTCGTCAGGCTAAACTACGTGAATTTATCAAAGAGACTAATGCAGGCAAGGAAATACCAATTTTGGTACGTGATTATGATCGAGAAAAGATAATTGATATGTAATGCTACGACCTAGGCATGTCGTTAAACTGCTTTTTTATTATGCAATCAATTCTCGCGGCTCGTATCCGCGTTAACAACTAATGTGAAGGAGAGATCGCAATGAAGCGTGAAGACTTAAAGACAATGGGCTTAACTGATGATCAGATCGAGTCGGTAATGATGGCCTATGGTAAGGAACTTAACCCGCTTAAAGAACAGATTAATAGTTTGACTAGTGAGCGCGATAGCTTGAAACAACAAGTAGTTGACCGTGATGGTCAATTAGATGATTTGCGCAAGAATGCGGGTGAAAATGATGATCTAAAGGCTACCATTAAGCAGCTTCAAGACGACAATAAGGCAGCTGAAGCTAAGTATAAAAGTGATCTTGCGGCTAAAGAAAAAGGCTTCAAGATTGAAAGTGCTTTGCGAGACGCGAAGGCTAAGAACGTTAAAGCCGTCATTTCTTTGCTTGATACTGAACAAGTCAGTGTTGGTAAAGACGGTACACTTGAAGGTTTAACTGATCAGCTTGATGCTCTGAAACAGTCTGATGGCTATTTGTTTGAGCAAACGGAGCAACCAGGTCGAATTAATATTGGCGGTAAATTTGGTAATGACGACACTCCTCAGGTTAAAGATGATGTCGCTTCTCGAATTGCTGAACGTTTTGCAAAGGCAGAATAAAGAAAGAGGGAATAATTAATGACAATTGCAATGGACCAAAAAGATCTGAACGCGATTGATGAAGAATTCGCGGTTGATTCTAAGATTTGGCAGCCATTGACTGGTGGCGCTAAATCAATTACGGCGGCAGATTTTACTGGTGTTCATACGGTACGTGTTAACAAGATGTCGGGCTTTGTAGAAGCGGAAGCTTATCACCGTAATGGCGACAATACACGGCACAATGTTAACGTTGAAAAAGAATCGTTTGAATTGACGCAAGAAGACTGGATTGGTTATGACCTGGATCGTCTTGATATGGACGAAAATGGGGCTTACCAAGTAGCGAACGTTGTTCGCGAACACCAGCGCTTGATTACGGTGCCGCACCGAGACAAGTTTGCCGCACAGAAGCTGTATGACACGGCTAAAAATGGCGGGAAGCTGGTTACTGATGCTATCGACAGCAAGAATGCATTGGCAGCTTATGATGATCTGGAACAATACATGACTGACAATGAAATTCCTGGTGGTTATGTAATCTTTGCGTCGTCTAATTTCTACCGAGCTTTGAAGAATGCTGACGGTGTCAGCAAAAACTTCTCGACGAACACGCAGCAGATTAATGGTATTGATCGCCGTGTTGGTCAATTAGACGGTGGGGTACCAATCTTGACAGTTCCCAAGGCGCGTCTGCAAGGCTTAACGATTGCTGATAATGTCAACTTTATGGCGGTGCCACTCTATGCAGTAGCACCGATCGTTAAGTATGACACGGTCGACGTGCTGGACGCTTCAACTGATCGTTCTGGTTACCGGACGACGATTAAAGGTTTGTCTTATTACGACATTCTAGTCTTTGACAACGCTAAGAAGTCAATTTATGTAGCAGCTTCCCCAAAAGCCTAACCCCACAATCTAGTGGGGAGTTTGACCCGAATGGAAGTGTAAAACCAACCAATGCGCAAACAGTTGATCAGATCAAGGCCTACCTAGATGCACATCATATTAGCTATACAGCTAATATGGCTAAGGCTGATCTGCTTAATTTGGTTTAGAGGTGATTACATGCAGCCGCAATTGACTTATGCAGAATATCAGGATCTTGGTTATTCTGATGTGACCACTGAGGATTTTGCTAAGTTGGAACGTCAAGCACAGCGTGCCATTTCAGCCCTAACGGGTTATTACTATGATGATCATGAAATTACTGAAGATAAATCGGCAAGACGGGTAGATTCGTATAAAGCTGCAATCTGCGAGCAAGTCGATTATATTTCGGCAACTGGTAACGATTCATCATATGCTAATGGTGATGATTTTAAGGCAATTTCGATTGGCAGATTGTCAATGACGCCTCAAACACACGTTAGTGACAAACTGGTCAATGGAGTATGCTATGAGGCGTATTCTTTACTGGCACATGCGGGTTTGCTATATCGTGGGAGAGGAAGTGAAGGTCATGCTGCCCCGTATTCCTAAAAAAATGTGTGGCCACACGATTACACTTTTAATTCCGAACGGTAAAAGAGATGCCTATCGTCGTCAGACGACAACGCAACAGGTTATCAAGCATGCATTGGTTCAACCACAAACAATTTATACCGGTTCAAATAACGATCGAACGATTACGGCTAACGCGGTCGTTTTTTTATTCGCGAAAGTTACCGAACCGCTGCCAGAGCTAACACCTGATTGTGTAGGCTGGCATTTATTGTTTGAGGGACGCGACTATACGATTACAAAGATCGTTGACAATCGCGAACCATTCAGCAACGAAGTATATTCCTACGAATTGGAGGTGCTCTAATGGTTAAAGTTAACGTCAAATTAAATTTAGATAAGCGTTTTTCACAAGCAAAGCTTGATAAGGCGCGTTATGTCATGGCTAATCAGATGATGTCAGACATGGACCAATTCGTACCGTTTAAAAATGGCAAATTAAGCCAATCTGCACATATTAATGCGAATGGTTCTGAAATTACGTATACGACGCCATATGCTCGAGCTCAATTTTACGGGATTGTTAATGGATCACCGGTCCGCAACTACACTCGTACGCCACACCCGCAAGCTTCTAAACGTTGGGATTTAAGAGCTAAGGCTTTGTACTCTCGCAAGTGGGCTAATATTGCTAAAAAGAGTCTGATGGAGGGCTGAGATGGATTTGACGGAACGCTTAGTTGAAAAAATTAATTTGCTTGATCTACCAGTGACCGTATATTCCACAGCTTTGACAGGAAAAGAAGATCCAGAAATCGGTTTGCTGGTTCTGCCTAATTCGCAAGTGATTTCTGAAGATTTGGTAGGCAACGAAGTTGTGGAATTTATTTATGAAGTCGTTATGCGCGGTACTGATGAAGCGTTAATTAATAATACGCTTTGGCAGATTGCTAATCTGATTGGTAATGAGGACTTTTATTTAGAAAGCACTGATGGCTCTTTTGTGTTTGATCAAGCGCAAGTAGCGTCATTTCCAACGCTGACAGGTGCTGATTTAAGCAATGCGCTTAATTATATCTTGGACTTTACGGTTCAAGTAGAAACATTTAATTAAATTTAGAAAGGAAGTATTGCAATGGCAGTAAAAACTAGCGGAATTGTGCTTGCTAGTCGGTACAAATATTTTATTGATACGACTGGCGGTACTGATTTAACTGATCTGACGAATGCTAAATTTGCCCGCTTGGGGGCAGGCTTTACTGGGACAACCTTTTCTGGTAATGAAACAACGATCAACAACACGTATCTAGATGATGAAGGCTTTGGCTCGACAGACGTTGTTGGTAAACGTTTTTCATTTGCCTTTACTGGGGTCAAGATGGCTAACGATCCAGCCCAAGAATATGTAATTGGCTTGCAAAACAAGCTAGGGACGGATCTAGAAACCCGATTCTTGATTGTTGACCCAGATGGTAATCAGATGATTGGGGTTGCTGCAATTTCTGCTTTGGTACCCAATGGTGGTAACTCAAATGCTGGAGCAACATTAACATTCACGGTTAATATTCAAGGCAAACTGTATAAGCTTAGAACGCCGATTCCGGTAACGGTAGCTGATGAAAACGATACAATTTCACCAAAGATTGACGGTATTACGCTTAATGCAACCGCATCGACTGGCAACGCCACAACTGGTGTGACGACGCCAGCATCATCTGTACCCACTGGTGAAAATCATTAATTAATACGTATTAAATCGCCTGCGAAATACACAGTACCAGTTGGGGCGGTTAAGTTTTGGAGGAAAATAACATGGCATTAGTTCTTGATCTTAATAAATATAAAGCACCAACGCTGGAAGTTGATTTTGGCTTTAAGACGGTTTCTGCAAGACTTGATGATGTCCTTTCTAAGCATCTGACTAATATCTTAGTGGACTCTCAGCAACGAATTGCAGAAGCAGAGAAACTTTTTAATGCAGACTTGGCAAAAATGCCGCGTGAAGAGGCTAAGCAAAAACTGGAAACTGCGTTTAATGATGTTCGTTTCATTTTGGAAAATGTCTTTGATGAAATGTTCAACGAACCTGGGTTAGGTAAAGAACTCTATAAGCGGGTAGGTAATTCAACGACGCAGTTAGCAAATGTTCTTAGCGAAGTAAATGGTGAAGCTGAAAAGCTGCAGAAGCAACGTGAGAATCAAAAGCTGAATCGTTATCAGCGCCGCAAGAAGAAGTGATGTTAAATGCTTTCGCTAACAGAGGAATTGACACAGTCAATTGCTTACAAAGGCCGGGAATATCCGATTGATTTGACTTTTGATAATGTGTTGAGGTTCTATCAGCTGCTTGATGATGCTGATTTTGATGAAGCCGAAAAGATTATTGCAGCATTTCACATTTTCTTTGATGAATCAATTCCAGAAGATCCAGAGTTCTTGATGAACGTTGTTAAGCTGCTTGGCGAGTATGTTAGCGCTAGTCCGTATGGGAACGACGTCAAGAATAGTGACAGTAATCAAGTACCGATTAGATATTTCAGCTTTACGCAAGACGCTCCGGCGATCTACGCCTCGTTTATGGAGCAATACGGAATTGATTTAGTTGAAGAACAAGGCAAACTTCATTGGGATAAATTTAAGGCACTGCTTGACGGTTTGGGTCCCGAAACGCAGTTTCGTCAGATTGTCAGCATTCGACAACGAAAAGCAGACGAACTTGAAGGCGAAGAGCTGGCTCAGTTAATGGAACAGCAGCAGTATTACCGGCTGACAGATGGTGCTTCCGTAGATGCACAAACGCAACGGACTGATGCCATGCTTGACGCTTTATTTGCCGAATAGAAAGGAGGTAGGTTATGGCAGCGGACGGCAAAGTTACGATCGAAGTTGATCTTGCGACTGATAATGTGCAGAGCGATTCAGAAAAGATAAAAGACATTCTTAATGGGATTGGTAAGGCCGATCATAAAATTAAATTTGGTGTTGATGCTGAAACTGCCAAAGCAAAGATTAAGGAAATTTCTGAAGATGTTCGCCATTTGCCAAAGGAAGCGCGTACTGAATTACGGGCGATTGGCAATAAGGCGGGCATTGAAGAATTTGACAAGTTTCTGAAGCTTCTGCCTAAAGAAGAACGAGTCAAACTGTTAACTGATTTTCAAGATAAGGGAATTGTTGATTTTCAGCATGCCTTAAGCCAAATTCCTAAGGAAAAGCGGTCAGATGTAAAACTGAACGATAATGCTTCTGAGCCGATTAAGCGAATTAAAAAAGGGATTGAAGATGTTCCGACGGAACATACAACTAAATTCGAAGCAGATACTTCAAGCGCTGAACAACATATTGGATTGCTTGGTCGGGCGCAATATAACGTGAATAGCAGCTCTAAAAGCATGCTATCGAGCGTTAAAAATATTGTGACAGGGTTAGGCATTTATCAGATAGCTGCTAAAGCATCGGCGGCTGTATCTGAACAGCTTTCAGGTGCGATTAGTCGTTATGATACACTGAATAACTTTCCTAAAGTCATGCAGTCAATGGGAGCTAGCGCTAAAGACTCAAACGCAGCAATTAAGACTTTGTCGAATGGGATTCAAGGTTTGCCAACTTCGCTTGATCAAGTAGCGCAGACTACTCAAGTCTTTATGCCATTATCAGATAATGCAAAAGAAGCAGCTAAAGCTACTCTGGCGTTAAACGATGCATTCTTGGCTTCCAATGCGTCGACAGCTGATGCTTCTCGTGGACTAGAACAATACAAGCAAATGTTGGCTAACGGCAAGGTTGATATGATGGGCTGGCGGTCGATCGAAGAAACTATGCCGGCATCTCTGCAAAAAGTTGCAAAATCTTTCGGGATTGCGAGTGGCTCGACTCAAGAGCTGTATAACAAACTTGATTCTGGCGAAATCTCAATGAAACAATTGAATCAACGTTTCATTGAGTTAGATGGCGGTGCTGATGGATTCCATAAGACAGCATTGAATGCCACTAATGGTATCGGCACCGCAATGGAAAACTTAAAAAACCGTACTAAAATTGCCTTAGAAGCAGTTATCCGCGGTTTTGACGATATGGTTAAAACATTAACGGGTTCAAGTATTGGTGAAAATATTAATAAGCTTTCGTCACACTTTAGTTCTTTTGGGAAGAACGGGGAACAAGCCTTTGAAAGCTTAGGAAAATGGTTAAAGCCATTTATACCAGCATTTGAGACATTAGGAGAGATTGCCAAAACAGTCTTTGAAGGCATGGTTGCCCCTATTCAAGATGTTATAAATGCTCTCAAAGGGCTAAAAAACAGTTCAGGTTTTGCTAAGCAGCTTAACAATGCATTGAAGGGAATCGCAAGCCATCAAAAGGCGTTGAAGGCACTTGGACTTGCAATCACTTCAGTCGTTACAGGGTTAATGGCTGCTAAAGGCGCAATAACTGTTGTTAATGCTTTTAAAAAGTCCCTTGCGGGCTTAACAGCAATTAAGAACATCATCACTAGCATTAAGAGTTTGCAAGGAGCACTGGCACTGCTTAAATTTGCTTTTGCAACAAATCCGGTAGGGATTGTAGTAACGGCAGTTGTAGCGTTAGGTGTTGCGTTTGCAACTGCCTATAAGCACTCAAAAACATTCCGTGATGGTGTTAATAAGGCGTTAGCAGCTACAAAAGATTTCTTTATTGGTATTGGCAAATTCTTTACTGGTCAACTAGGCTGGGAGAAAGCCATTGGTAAAGAGATTTCAAAGATTGTTAGCACGATTGGGAAAACGTTTAGCAAGATCGGTAGTATCTTGAAAAAGATAGGTAAAGCTGCAATCATGGCGTTTGTTTATGCTTTAGCATTGCCCGTCGGGATTGGAATTACCATCATGAAACCACTTGTTAAAGGGATTACCTCAGCGATTAGCAAATTGTGGCCGCAGGTTAAAAAGGTTTGGCAAACTGCTTGGAATGGATTAGTTACGATAGCTAGTGCAATTTGGAAGCCAATTGCAAAACCGATTCAAGCGGGTCTTCAGCTGATTCAGTCGCTTTTTTCAGCTGCTTGGAACACAATTAAAAAAATTGTGTCAGCAGGTATGAAAGCTGTTGAGTCAGTAATTTCGCCAATTTTGAAAAGCATATCGAATACTTGGAACACGACCTGGAATGCGATTAGCAGTTTCGTTGGTGATATTTGGAGCGGAATTAGCAAAACCGGTAAGAAAGTTTTTGGCGGTATTCGTGACTGGATGAGTGACATTCTAGACGCAATCAGTAAGAAATGGTCAGATGTTTGGAATGGCTTAGCTTCAGCTTTCTCTGGAATCTGGGACGGCATTAAAGGAATAGCCAAGTCTGGTTGGAATGCGATTATTGGCTTTATTAACACAGGTGTCGACGGAATTAACTCAGTAATTCATTTCTTTGGTGGTAAAAAAGATACGGTGCCAAAGCTTAAAAAGCTGGTACACGGAACGTCGGCTAATGATCGTGATGAGTTGGCATTAGTTAATGATGAAGGCGGAGATACTTACCGTGAAGCGATTGTTCGTACAAATGGTCAAGTTGAAATACCTAAAGAACGGAATCAGCTAGTTTTCTTGAATCGTGGTGATGAGGTTATTCCGGCCAAGAAGACGGCAGAACTATTTGGCCTAAATCGTTACGCAACTGGTAAAAAAGGCTGGTTTTCGGCTGCTTGGGATAATGTTAAGGACTGGGCCGGTGATACCTTTGAGGCTATTGAGGATGCCTTGAAAGACCCGCTAGGTGTCTTGACTGACTTATTCCATAAAGGCAAAAACACCGCAACTGATATTTGGAAAACAGTTGGTGATGGTGCAGCTGATTACTTACCAAAGACCGGGGTCGAATGGTTTAAAAAGGAACTTCAAAAGCTTGAAGATGCATTAACACCGCCTAATCCTAGTGGTTCAGGTGTAGAACGTTGGCGTCCTTATATTGAAAAAGCCTTTAAGGAACTGCATGTAACAGCTACTGAAGGCAAAATCAATAAGTTGCTTCGCCAAATTCAAACTGAATCTGGCGGTAATCCGACTATTCCACAGCAGATTAGCGACATTAACTCCGCAGCTGGTCATCCAGCACAAGGCTTACTTCAATTTATTCCTTCAACGTTTAATTCATGGGCCGTAAAAGGTCATCACCAAATTTTAAATGGTTATGACCAGATTTTGGCTGCGATTAACTGTCTGGAACATGGCGGTGAAGGTGGCTGGGGTAACGTCGGTAATGGTCACGGTTGGATGAATGGTGGCTGGGCAGATCGACCAGCTATTTTCGGTGAAGTACAAGGTGAACCAGAACTCGCGATTAATCCGGCTCGTCAAACAGCAGACCATTACATCTTGGAAGCAATTCGGGCGCGAGCGGCTAAGTCGCCGAATGGTTTTGCGGCTAAACTTAATCAGATGATTGCCAGTCAGCAACAGGCCGGGCATCAATTAGTAGCTGCAACACCTGCAACAATGCCAGCGCCAACGTTGAACAATAATGTAAATAATGGTACTGATTTGAGTGGCGACGTTACGATAACATTCCAAGTTGATAGTTCAGAGTTAGCACGTCAGACTTATCCAAAGTACAAGATGATGAAAGCGCAAGAGATTATTATTCGGAACAATGGTGGTGCAATTCCCGTTGGGAATGCAATGCCAGTAGGAGGTGGATACTAATGGCAACGATTATCATTCAGCGACAAGACGGTACTGAATATGATTTAGACGCGTTGGGATTTCGGGTCAAAAGCTTTAGTGTACCTTTGAATAATAATTCTTATAGCTATCAGCAAGTTGGCAAATATGGTTCAATGATGACTACCTTTGCCAGTCAGTATCTGGTTATTCCATTAACGGTTGTAATTACAGCAGTAGACATGGCCGACTACAATCTGCAGCTATTGGAATTAAGGCGTATTTTTCGTTCAGATGAAGATTTCTATGTGATCAATGCTATTACGCCATTTATGCGTTGGAAAGTTCGTGCTGAGGCTGTAACGCCAACTCAGCAAAGCAATTTTTGGCAATCGGCAGATGTTGCGATCAATCTTGACTGTGCAGATGGCTATGCTGAGTCAGTCGCGACTACGCTTGATTGGAATGTAGAAGAATGGGGATTCGGTCTGAACGTACCAAAAGATGAAATCAGTTACGAATTTACGCAAAGTGATTTTTCATTTTGGAATCTAGGCATGATACCGCTGCTGGCTGATGAACGGCCAGCTAAGATTATTTTTCAAGGCAACGCGCCGAATGGATTTACGATAACCAATAACACCACGCAACAATCAATTCAGATTAAGCGTGGTGTTTCTAGTTCTGACAAAGTAATCATTGATGGTGTTATGCCGTTGATTAATGGTCAGCAGACCTATAACGATTGTGATCATGGCTATTTGGATTTTGTGACTGGTGAAAACAAGCTGCATGTTGATGGTGCTAGCGATTTTAGGCTTAGGTTTGAGACCAGGTTTTACTACTAAGGAGGCGATTAAGTGATCAAAATTGCAGTTCAAGGCTATGATGGCAATGAATCGGTGATTCTTGCCTATAACGTCAGTGTTACGAAAACGATTAACAGTTTTCCAACATTGACGTTTTCTTTTGATGCCGCTGGTCAAAATAAGGTCGCTGAAAACCTTTTAGGGCCACGAGCGTTATTTACGCTTTCAGATGGTCAGCAATATCGCTTAACGGTCTCTAACCCAGTGCCCAATTTCAATTACCGCACCTATACGATTACAGCTACTCACATTAGCCATGATCTGCATGATAATTATGTTCGCAATACACTGGCAGGCATTCAGTCAATTAATAGCTGCATGGATTTAGCAATCCAAGGAACGGCGCTATCGTATCAAATCGACGGGAATTTTAATCCTCATGATTTTGGTGAGAATACGATTGGCGCTGGGCATGGTGATGACATTTTATCAGCGGTTGCGCAGGCTTGGGCTTGTGAGTATTGGTTTGACAACCGGACGATTCATATTGCTAAGACGATTGGTACTAAGGATTCATTCTTGTTTGTGGATCGAGTCAATGCTAACTATATTTCGTGGACTGAAGATTACTCATCATTCGCGACGGCAATTCATGGGTTTGGCAAGCAGCTAGAGCAATCTTCAGATCAGGATTCTAGCAATCAAACTATTCAGTATAGCTGCGAGGCGGACTATTATAGTCCGCTAGCTGGCAAGTCGGGAATTGGTGCTATTTGGCAAGATGCTTATACCAGTGACACGATTACTGATAGTAATGCATTACAGGCAGCCTTAAAAAGCTCGCTGCATGATTATCCTGATGTGCAGTACTCGATGAGTTGGGTAACGTTTGCAGATAATAGTCAGATCAAAAATAATATTGAAATCGGTAATACTGGCTGGTTACGTGATCGTTATGGTCTTGATGTCAATGTCAAGATTCAAAGCTACACGCACTATCTAGACAAACAGTCAGGCAATAGCGACACAATTACGTTTGGCAATAAGATTTTCGATGCTTCAGAATACGAATCGCGGCAAAGAAAAGCTCAAGACCAAGCAAAGATGATTGCCAACTTGCAGTGGAAAATTAACACTGCAAAAAGTGTAGGCAATGCATGGACAGAAAGCGAGGTGCAGGTGTTTGACAGCAGCAAGCGTAACTGATCCAAATGGTGATTATCCAATCAAGCCAGGAGCCTTTGTTGGTTTTGATTACAGCACGACTGCTTTACGCGGTGGAGTAATGCTAGTAGCCTCGCCTAACGGCAAGGATAAGATTCCGAAGCTGGGGCCTGATGGCCTGTTTATGTTCAGCATTGCTGACGGTGATAATATGTGGCTGCTGCTTAAAGACAAGGTGCAGTCGGTATTGGGTAAGGTCACTTGGGATTCAATCACCGGGAAGCCTGACGTTGCGACTAAAGCAGATGTGGCCACAGTGGCGGAAGTTGCTAATAATGCTTTGAACAAGGCTAATAGCAATGAAGCTGTTTTAGCCGGCAAAGCCAATAAAACCGATCTGACCTGGGATAATGTTTCCGGCAAGCCGATTGACTTAGCTACTGTGGAGAATGTAGCTGAGGCTCAAAACACTGCTGACAGCGCGCTGAGCAAGGCCAACAGCAATGCCACCGCGTTGAACGGCAAGGTCAACAAATCCGACCTGACGTGGGCTAACATTGCTGGGAAGCCAAGCATACCTGATGCCGATGATACGACAACCGTATCAAGCGGAGACCTTAATAGCTACACGACTACAGGCAAATACTACATGCCTAACTCGTTGTCTAACTACACTAATCATCCGACCACCGGTACTGATATGGGTGATTGGTTCGTGATGAAGGTTGACTCATACCACAATGGCGACATGATTATTCAGACGATCTACCAGATTAACTCTGGTGATGTTTGGATTCGGCAGCACTGGGTCAACAGCTGGAAAGCCTGGCGTCAGGTAACATTCTGGCCAAAGGGAGGATAGCTAATGGATTTAATTAGTTATGTAACCGACAACGTTAAAAAGGTGTATCAGAAAATTGCAGAACTGTATCAGCTGGAAATTGAAGTTGATGCTAATGATGAGCAAACAGTACCAACACTACGTGTTGAGGAATGTCAAACAGATGTCCTCAATCGGCAGGCGCGTCAATGGCTTTTTCGAGTGATGAAGAAAATGGCTGCTGACATTAACGACTTGGTTACACTGTACAACGCTCAAAGTCTGATTGATTGGGACGCAGACGGTCAGCCATTAACACCGCCGTATTACTTAGCAATGCCGAAGTCATTAGCTTTTAACGAGGTTGAGACGGTTTTAGATGATGATTTTAAACGAGCTTTTGAGCTGTTTGCTCGGCTCGAACAATATGCAAATGATATGAAAGGAGACTGATTATGGCAGACACTAATACGCGTGTTGTCCTAGACTTGGTGCGCGATGCACAATCCAATTATGGATCGATTGTAGACTTAACGCCGTATTTCCAAGGCCGTATTGGCGACAGCCAAGCGCCGATGCCTTTGGCGCTGAAAATGGACGGGCGGCCATTCGACATGACGGGATATGGCTTTCAAGTCGAAGCAACTGACAGTCAGGGCAAGGCATTTGTGATGTCAAACTGCGCAAAGGAAGTTGCACAGTCGGACCGTTTTAAACGAGGCTTTTTCACTGTGATCTGGGCAGCAGAAATGTTTCAAAATCCAGGCGCGATGAAAGGTACTTTTGTTGTAACTAAACCAGAGACTGGCGAGAAGATTTCCACACTAAATTTCAATCTTAATGTGCTTGACCAAGCTGTCAGCCTTAATACGTTGCATGATAGCTACAGCAACCGGCTTGAAGACCTTATCGACGACTTAAAGTCAAAAGCAGATGAGATGATCAAGGGGACATCCATTGCAACTTTGACTGCACAGCTTAAGTCTGCTCAGTCGGCTTTGGAGACTGCAACGAGTTTGATCAACACAAAGGGTATCCCAACAACCGTTGATATGCAGAACTACGTGAAAGGCTATATGGTAGCTCAGAATACCGGTAACGATTTGAACACGTTGACCACGCCTGGTATGAGCTACTATGTAACAACGACTTCTGCCGGCAATCTGCCAAATGGTAAGTTAGGAATGCTTAGCATTCATGGCAATGCATCACACTTGCTACAGGTTTTCACGGACGCTGACCAGAACGCTTTTGTGCGCGGATATGAGAACAATGCTTGGTCTAAGTGGCGTCAAGTAACATTTTGGCCGAAGGAGGCATAAATATGATTACGTTTGTAAATATTTCGGGGGGGGTAACTTAACCCCGTCTGTTAGCTTAGTTACTGCCTTTTTGAAAGGTGGTGACCAGTAATGGCTGTTGCAACAATTAAAAATGGACAGGAAGATTGGACAAACGCGCTTAATACGGGCTTAAGCCAAATTGGCGATTTTACGGACTGGTCCACAGCCGGGATTGTGGCCATGAATGGATTTTCAATCAAGAACGTTTGCTGGCGACGTTGCACGAAAAAGGATGGTGACCGAACGTTTACCATCTTAGAAATTGCCGGCTGGATTAATAACATGCCAGCGCTGGACCCTAATCAGCATCTGCAGATTATGAAACTAGCGGCAGAGGTATATAAACCAATTGGTAATTACTTTGCACAAGCTAGTTCAATCGGTGGGAGTGCGGCGAGTGGCTTAGAATTCGATCCACAAACTGGTATTATTACCGCAACTAACGGCTACAACTTCAAGATTGAAAACTTTGGTTCATTTATTAGCCTGTTGATCATCAGCTAATTAGTGTGTGTGAGCCATTCCTTGTCCGGGAAGGATATTGATATGAACGAACAAATTTTCATGGGGGGGGGCGCAGTTGCGCCTCTGATTAGCAACAATGCAGGCACTGCCAAGATGGGGGGTACTTGCTAATGCCACTTGAATTAATCAAAAATAAACGTGAGGACTGGGCAAACGTTATCGATCATAATTTTGAATTAGCAGGTAAATTACCGATTGATGGTGCAATCCATGCTGGTGCTGTGGCGACGTTTATGAATGGCACCACAGGCAACTCCGACTGTTGGTATCTGCCAATTAACGGTGGAAAGCTAGTCTTTCTATCGCTTTGGCAGATTGCTACTAAAACTAATATGACCCGGCAAGACTTGTTCAAATTGCCGGCATCATTAGCGCCTTCGTATTCAATCGGGGCAATTTTAAACGAAGTCAGCTATATCACCAATCGCCATGCTAGCCAGAATGCTTTCACGTTCTGGTCTTCAAATACTACTGATAACCAGTTAGATATGGATACTACGCTGATTTATCTACACTTCGATTAACAATGCCAGTCCAGAAAGGACATGAAATGGCTTTAACACAACTGACTCCAACGGAGAACTGGACTAAAATTATTAACGACAACTTTAGTAAAACGAATCTCGAAAATTTAAACTGGCATAAAGTTTCGCCAGGCTGTACTTGGTTAAATGGGTCGACATCGTATTTTAACGATCTTTTCTATACGCAAATCGGCAATGCCAAATTATGCTTACTAGAAGTTGGATTTGTTAAGGTACCACGTTTGGCGCAAGACACGCCGTGTCTTCGAGTTGCTAAGGAGTACGCACCATCACATGTCGTAAGTGGATCGCTGCAGCAGAACGCTTATATTGCGGAGCGCAGCGCTGGTGGCAGTACTGATTTCATTGTCTGGAATGGCAATGACTGTGGTAACGTTGACGGTGGAAATGCCTCGTTAATGTGGATCCATCTTGATGATTAATATAGGAGAAACACAATGAGTAATAAAATTACGGTATATGAATTTGATACGACAAGCCGAATGCATCCTTTTCTAGCTGCGGCGCAAATCGACGCGAATGTTGAGTTGAAAGATAATCAAACGACTGTGGCTCCAAATGAGGCACAGTTTTTTAATGGCCACGAATGGGTAAACGAGTTAACAAATGTTTTTCATTATGACGAAAAGGGTTATTTTGATGCGGTAGCGATTATTCCCAAAGGCTCGGAATTGAAAACTAACGAAACGTTAGTCGTGCCATACGATAGTGAGGGCCGGGGTATGTATAAGCCTAAGTTTGACACGGCACAGAACACGTGGATCGAAACGTTAACGCAAGCGGAAATCGACGCGCTTAACCAACTTGCAGCGCCTAAGCCAACCGCTGAGCAGCAAACGATCAGTTTGTTAGGACAACGGGTAGCACAGACGACCGCTGAGAATGCGCAGATTAAGCAAGACAATGTGCAACTTAAACAGATGGTGTCGGCACTTGGACAAACTGTTGCTCAGCTCAAGGCACAATCTACGATTACAACTGATACAACGACTAACTAAGGAGAGTGGCAAACTATGATGACTGATTTTGACTTCGTGAAGACGATTTATTCTTGGGGGTTTCCGATTGATTGTTATGTGCTCTACCGTACGATCACTAAGGACCAGTACAAGGAAATTACCGGCAAGGACTATGTAGCTGCATCATCTGCTACTGCAACTGATTCTGGGTCTGCTAATGCTGCTCAATCAGCTAATACGGATGTTAGCCAAGCTTAAGCAAACAAAAAAGCCCACAGCATAGTACTGTGAGCTAATAAAAAAGAGCGCTCTTTTTGAGGAGCGCCCAGCCGGCTTGTTGGCTAGAAAGCACCAACTGCACACGGTGTGATTGTTTTGTTGATAATATTATACCACATAAAATTCATGGTACAATAATCAAGCACACATGCGCAGGCGTAGAAAACCTGATTAGTGCAAGAAAGGAGGAAACTCCGATGCTTCACTTTTGTGTGATTGTTTTGTTCGTGCCTAGTAAGCACGTTAAAAAATTAATTAAGCGACTGCTCAGGTAACACACTCGCCAGCGCTCATCGGTTGGGATACTGATAGGGCGCTTTTTGTTTGCGCAGATTTTGATAAGGAAGGAGGCAAATATGTGCATGTTGATTGGGACGAAGTAGCAAGTGTTTGTGGTGTAATTTCTGGAGTGATTGCTTTACTGGTTTGGGTTACTAAAACAACTTTTAAATCATTTCTGACACCAGTAACTCAAGAAATCCGCCGATTAACAGATAGTATGGGGATTTTAAATAATACTATCAATAAGCAGACGGATCGTCAGGAAGAGTTTAATCGTCGCCTAGAAGAACATTCAGAAGAATTAATTTCTCACGATGAAAGAATTAAGCATCTGGAGGATGGTACAAGATGAAAGAAATTAACAATATTGTAGAATGGTTGATCCAGTCGGGAGCGCTCGTTGCGCTCTTTTCTTTTGCCTGGAAATATGTTAAGCCGTGGCTAGATGCTAAGCAGACCCACGCACAAACCGAGCAGGCTAAAGTAGCTTGGGGGTTGCTAGAACAAGTAGCTGACACTTCAGTTGCAGCGTTGGTTAGTCAGAATATGACTGGCAAGGATAAGTTTAACTTGGCAGTTAAGAATGTTCAGCAAGCAATGCAAAGCAATGGGTTTGAAGTTAATCAAGCGGCAGCAGAAAATGCGGTGCAATCTGCTTATGAACAGAGTTCACTGACGCCAACGGTTGTACCAGGCAATGATATTAAACCAGCACAAGGCTCAGTAGCGGCAATTAATCCTAAGGGGGTAAAGTA